TGAGGATAAAGGGACAATGTCAACGGGATGGGAGGAATATTAACGATACTTTAATATCAGGCTGTATTTAGAATGGTATGATTTGCATAAGAAATGGGACGAAAATGGTAGGTTTTATGCGGGTTTGCGCCGTTTTTGTAACTTCTGGTTCCTACCGCTTTCTACCATGTTATTAGGGTTTATTGGTCACAATAAAGTCACAAATCAATGGTTATCTTTTCTAGTTCTTTTCGCAGATCCTCTATGTCACGGTGGCCGTAAACCTTGTTGGTAATGTCGGCCTTGAATGAGTGTCCCATCATCCGTTTACGGTCGTTTTCTTTTACCTCATACTTTTCGCACAACATGGAAAATGTATGCCGGCAGTCATGTGGTGTATGTTTGGGGTTACCTGGAATTCCAAGTTGGTTTAGTAGCTCATCCATTTGCTTTCTGAAATCTTTGTCGTTGCACGGAAGGAGCTTCCCATACTTGCTTATCCGGCGTTCAACCAAAGGGAGAATACCGGAATGAATTGGTACGATACGTCCTTTACCGGCTTCCGTTTTTATTCCACCCATAAAATACTTTTTCTGCAAATTTACTTCGAGGCCAATGTATTCTGATATACGCCATCCGGAATAGCACATGATGAGAAGCATCTCAGCGGTTTCATTTGTTTTGTTATCCCACAGGATTTTCAGGTCTGCATCTGAAAATGGCACACCATGTTCATCATCGTCATCCCGTTTGATTTTAACATACTGGCTATAGTCCTTATCACACCATCCTTGACTGTCAGCGTACTTATACATTTGCCTGTACAGGTTCCTGATAAGTTCCAGGCTGGCATATTTTAGATTACACGCATCCAGGTTATTCTGCAGGTCTTTTGTGCGGAGGGAGCTAAATAATTTATCGTAGAGGGACGCACAGTTTTTATATGCGGCCTTAATTGAATATTTGGTTGCATTAGAGTATTTATTGCCTTCGGAGAATTTATCCATGTAGAAGGCCTCGTAGACCTCTGAGAAGGTCTTTTCAGGCTCGTCCGGTTCAATTCCCTTGACGCGGTTGTAATCAGCCAGGAGTTTCCGTGTTAGGTCATCGAGCTGTTTGGTTTCATCCGGGAGCAGCAGAGTGGCTTCCATACCTGGGGCGTAGGTGCCGGCTTTGTAAGCAGTCAATACGATGAATCCCTTCATCCAGGTATCAACATAGCATAAGGCCTGGGGCCGATTTCCGTCGATGTCTGCCGGGGGATGGACGGCGTAAGGGTTTTTACGTTTCTTTCCCAGGTAACGGATAGAACCATAACCGTTGGGGAGTCTAGGGTGTTTGCTTCGTGTTGGCATGGTATCAGTCCTTTCCGTTGCGATATCGCAACTGATTTTTTGGTATAAAAAATACGCCCCTTGCTAGGACGCTCCAGGAATGATATAATTCAAGTGTGTTAGTTGAATTGTATCTTACTGGATTCGTCCGGTAAGAGAATCTATGGGAAAAGCTCTGGGAGTTCGCGGCTCCTGGGGCTTTTTGCTAGAAGTTATTTATACTGCTTGTTCAATTTTAGCATAACATTACCGCTTCCGATGGAGCCATAGACGAACCAGTCGTCTTGATTTTTGATTTTACTTTGAGGGGCAACCCCTACAAGAGTGGTATATTGTTTATACAATCCACCATAGTTATCCTTGCTGCTTGACTCAATATTTGAATCTTGCATTTGTGCATATAGATTTAATTGCCGTACCACAGTATCTGCAAAATCCAATGCTTTTTCAGGGGTAGTTGAATCATCGACCACGATACTGACGGTTAAATTATTACTGTCTGCTTTAATAGAATAATCTGTTACAAAAGAATAGTCTGGTTCTAAAATTAGGCCGTCTTTTAAATCTTTTATACATTGCGCCATATCCACATCATAGCTTTTCTTTGAGCCGCCGCCTCCACATGCAACGAGGGAAACAAGCACAATCATTATTAACATGGACAAAAAAATCTTTCTCATAAAATATCCTCCTTCATTTTGGGCTATGTCAGTATAAAATATTCTCCTATGCAAAAGGTCTGTGGGTTCGTAGCTCTAGGGGCTTTTATCAATATAATAATGGGTATTTCTTTTTCTTATAGTCTAAAAAACGCTTTTCGCGTTTTTCAAAGTAATTAGTATCAATGGGAAAATTATATTTTATTAGGGTTTTTTCAATCCACAAAGCATAGACATCATCGTCAATTGTTGTTGAAGTTCTTAATGTTCTCATTTTTTCCCACTCGTTAATAAAGTCAAATAATACATCATCATCAAAGGTTAATACTGATGTGTTGCAAGTGTAGTCATCTTTGCTTTCGGTTGTGCTGAGTTCAATGCCTATTCCAGTATTTAATTTTAGAAGAAGAGCTACTATATCAGAGTATTTTTTCACTTTTTCATCTGGGTTTTCTCTATCAGATAGCCCGCAGAGCCAATCTAAAGAAACATTGCATTTTTTTGAAATATTTTTTGCGATATCCAGCGGCGGCTTTGCAGTTCCCCTTTCATATCCTGAAAGCGTCTGTTGCTTCACTCCTAAAAACTCGCTAAATTCTTTCTGTGTCATCTGCATTTTTTCTCGCATCTGTTTAAGACGAAGTGCAAAAATTTCCAATTCTCCCATATAAGTTTTGCCTCCTTACTATTATAGTTAGATAATAGCATATTCTACAAAATATAACAAGATTAAAGTTATATATAACGAAAACACAAAAGATAAAAATATTGCTTGTATTAAACAAAAAATAATGGTAATATACGATTATATAATATTTTACAAGAAAGGAGAAAGAATGAGACTAAATGAAATCAAAGTTGGCCTGTTGATGGCAAAGCTGCTTATTAGTCAGGCGGCCCTGGCAGACAAAGCAGGGATATCTCGTCAAAGCATGTCGGCAGTTATGAACGGTCGGAATTGTCGTCCGGAGCTTTTGGGGAAGATATCTAAGGCCCTGGGAGTGGAACCGGAAGAAATTATTGAATGAACCAAAAAAAAATGAGCAAACACGCTGACTTTGACGAGACACGTGATTGCTCAACAGAGGAACCCGTTAACAACAGGAATCCTTCAGATATTATAAGTGATTCCGCCTTAAAGTGCAAGGAGGAAATATTTCTATGAATGATTTAAGAGTAATTGAAAATGAGCTAGTGCCTGTATATGTAACGAGTACAGGTGAGAAGGTAGTATATGGAACGGAGCTACACGCAAAATTGAAGCCTGGAACTGTTTTTGCAGATTGGATTAAAAGACGAATTTCCGAGTGTGATGCAGTAGAAGGTAAGGATTATGAGGTTTCTCGCAAAAAAGAGAAAAACTCAAAAGGCGGGAGGCCAGCCTTGGAATATCTTATGGAGTTGGATATTGCCAAGGAAATGGCCATGCTGGAACACAACGAGACAGGCAAGCAGGTACGCCGGTATTTCATCCGGGTAGAAGAGAAGTATAAGGAAGGGAAAGAGAAAAAGAAGGTTACCCAGGACGAGCAGAAGCGCCCATCCCTCACAGCAGTGACCGGTGCAGCGAAGTTCCTCACATCCTTAACTGAGAAGGCCGGATGCGATGGCAAGATTCAGCTTTTAACAGCGAAAAGTTTCTATGAAACAAATGGATACCCTGTGCTCGTTGAGATTGGTGCAGACAAGCAGTATTGGGATACGGTACATATTGCCCGGCAGGCCGGGATTTACGTAAAATCCTCTGGAAAGCCTGCGGATAAAGCTGTGAATGAAATCATCCGGCGTATTGAGGTGACAGAGGATGATTACGTGGATACCTGGGAGTCAAAAGGGAAGTGGCAGGGCACAGTGCGAAAGTACTCAGATTCTGTGATTGAGAGGGTAAAATGCTGGATTGCTGATAATGATTATCCATCAGACATTGAGTACCAGCAGGCGGATGGGCAGACGAAAGCCTGGCATGTTACCTATCAAGACCGTGGTCAGGAACAAACAGACGCAAAAGCAATGTAAAGTTGCACAAATAGGCGTATATTATTTTGTGCAGAACATAGAAATGAAAAAACTTTTAAAGACCGAAAATCCATGTTGCTGTGCTAAATAATTATTTAGTTGATTAATAAAATTTTAACCAAGTGTGCTATGGCGTGTATTAGCGTGATTTGCCGTATTTTCTCCATGTTTTCTAAATCAACTAAATTCCTATTTTGAATATTAAGAAGGTAATTTTCATGGATTTGATTAGATTTTGGGATTATGCTATACTACAGACAGATGAAATCCGGACGACATTAGACCACGAAAATAGAGCAGCCAGAACTTTGGTCGGCGATGGCTGCTCCACACTCATAAACGGTGACTCATAGTGATATCACAAGATTAATATATCACGTCAGCCGCCGAATCTCAAGGAGGTTTGATACATAATGAAAGATATAACTGAAAAAATTAGTGATATAAGTGGTAGAGCTGATCAAATAGCAAGCCTGGCCTGCGCTATTAGTAACGCTGCAGTGTATGCTCCGGATAGCTTGGACACTTATCTGGACGCTCTGGTGTTCTTTGCTTCGGCATCTACACAATTGGCAAAGGATTTAAAGGCAGTTGCAATTGAATAAATTTTAGACATCCGCCTCTGTTGATTTATTACAGGGGCGTTTTTTGTTTGGATTATACTTTTCCTTATTAGCTATTTTGGCTTGCTTTAGGGCCATGTTCAGAGCCGCTTCCAAAAGTGCTAGTGATTCTTCATCAATTTCTATTCCATCATAATATAGTGGGCCGTCTTTATCATTTCGTATTTCATCCATTATTCGATTTAGGTCCTTTGCAATATCGCGTCTATCTTTTAGTGATAAATGTTCGTCATCTTCTTGAGCGGTTCTGTTATTACTCCATCCCATAAGATAATCAGGGGACACACCGAAAAAATCTGCCATTTTTTGTACAAATTCGGTCCGCGGCTTACTATTCCCATCGACCCAATTTTTTACAGTTGTTTGATGTATGCCCAATGTTTTTGAAAGTCTATATGCTGTGACACCCTTTTCTTCCAGCATCTCATTAAGCCTTTGTGCAAATTCCATAATTTTCTCCTTATAAATTAGTCTAAAATTATAGAGTAATCCAACTTGACTAATCTAATTTTATAGAGTATTATTAAACCACGCTCTACTAAAATAGATTAGTTTTTCAAAATATAATCTATATTAGTAGATTACCACAAAACAGAACAAAATACAAGTATTATATGAAGGAAGGAGGGGATTTTTATGTCTAAATACTACACATGTGAAGAAATCGCAGAGAGGTATCGCGTTAAAACAGCTACTGTGTGGGGCTGGATTCGGAACGGCAGGCTATCAGCTATAAGGATTGGTGGGCTGTATAGGGTAACGGAGAGTGCAATGGCTAAGTTTGAGGGAAGAGAGGAGAAAGAGGATGAATGAATTAATGAACCAGAGTTTTACGGACACATCTCATTTGACCCCGATTGAGATTGCATTGGGGGTTGATGAGAATGGTATGACCACAGCAAAGAAACTGTACGATTTTCTTGAATTGGCAAAGGGGCAGTTTTCAAGATGGGCAAAGACCAATATTCTTGATAATCCATTTGCAGAAGAAGGTGTTGATTATTGGGGGTTCGACATCAATGTCGAGGGCAATGTCACGCAGGATTATAGAATCACTTCTCATTTTGCAAAGAAACTTTCCATGAAAGGAAATGGGAAGAAAGCAGAGGACGCCAGGGAGTATTTTACCAAGGTAGAGGATGGGGCTAAACAGATGGTTCTCCGGATGCAAGAGATGTCACCGCAGCTGCAGGTTATGATTAATATGGAACTGGAACAGAAGCGGCAAGCCAAAGAGCAGGAGCGGCAGGCAGCTGAACTGAAAGAGGTCAAGGAGAACCAGAGAACCATTGCCCAGGCGCTGATAAAACCAGCCGAGGTAGATTTTCGAACCTGGGTAAACAGCTGTCTGTCTGCAATCGCAGAGAGCGAAGGCTACTTATACATAGGAAGCGTCCAGGAAAGGCACCGTGCAGTGAGAACGGAGAGTTATGAGCGCCTTAACCGCAAGCGCCCATGTCGGTTGGATCTGAAAGTGAAAAATGCCAAGGGTAATGCGGCAATCGCAGGAGCCAATGACAGTCAGTTGAACGCCATTAATAAATTGACAGTGATTGAAAAGGACAAGGATTTGCGACCTGTATATGAAGCCGTAATCCGGGAGATGCTGGCGGCCTATAGAGTAAACATATAAGTCGGACAGGCTAATAGAATGGAGGAGTCAGAAAAGGAGGAAACGTAATATGAATGAAATTAAGATTTCTGAAAAGAAAGAACTAGGGTTTAAGGCGAGGACCATCCTTAATCCTGACGGCAGCATTTCTGTAAATGCAGAGGACACGGCCGTTGGATACGGATGGACGCAGGAAAAGAAGGGAAAATTGTATATCCGCTGGGAGACATTAAACGGATATTGCAAGGAACTGGGATTTTCCCAAGAAGTTGGGAAAGACGATTATGTCCCGGAGTCCCTGTTTTACATGCTGGGTTTTAAAGCTGGAAATGACCGGGCGCTGAAATATCAGCAGTGGCTTGCCATGGAAGTATTACCCTCTCTGAGGAAGAATGGTTCCTATGAGATGCCAAAGGAAGAAAAGAAGGACAAGCTCAAGAAAGAATCTCGGGCCTCCGTCAATATGACGGTTAAGACAATCGACACCATTTTTAGCAGGGCAGGTGTTGACCCATTGTTCATAGCCGTGGAGGCAAAGCGCATATACGCAGAGGCCGGGTACGATATCAGGATACCACTCCTTACTGATAAGGAAACAATGTCAAAGCTGTATGACTGCACAAGCCTTGCGGAAGCGGTTGGGGCCTATTCGGAAAAAGGTAATCCACATACTAAGGCAATAAGTGCGATATTACAGAAACTGACGATTTCTGAGAGCGAGATTGTGACAACACCTTACAGCAGGAATGGTCATAATGGAGTAACCATCCAGTACAAGCCATCGGTTCTTGTAAAGGTTAGGGAGTGGCTGGAGGAAAACTATTATCCCACCAAGATTCCCTATACAGATTCAAAAGGAAAGCAGACGATGTGCACGGTTGTATATCGAGATATGTAAATCATGGCTCATCTAAAAAGCAGTACGTTGACAACTACATCCATCCACAGCAGCCGTCCAGCTGTAAGCGGTAAGAACGTGAATCCGCTGTGAAAGAGTGTATCGGAATATAAAGTAATGGAAGGAGAGTGATACTGTGACAAGACTATGGCTAAGTCCTGAGGAAGCGGCCCCTGTCCTGGGAATGAAACCGGCAAAGATTCGGAATTACATGCGCAGGGGCATCCTGGACCTGGGGCTGGCAATCCCGCCAGAGAAAACGGGTAAGACCATGTGGGAGTTTCGGATATACCCGGCAAAAATAGAAAAGATAATCGGAGAGAAACTGGAGCGTCCAGAGGAAGGGGAGAAACAGGAATGAACAGAAACAGGGAACCCGGCCGGATGGACTGGGCGCTGATCATCGCACTACTACTGATGACGGTGGCATATATGTGCAAATGCTGGCAGGTGGACCAGCTGGCAAGAATGATATAGGAGAGGTAAGGACAATGGAGAAAGAAACCAAAGAAGTGGTATTGAGCCATATTAAGGATGGGACCTATGTTCCGGACATGCTGTTTGACATACAGAAACTGATGGCCAAGGCCGAGATGGAGCTATATGCAAAGCCATGCTGTGACCGGATTGAGGCAGCAGGCCTGGTGGACAAAGTACATGTTTTGCGGATTCAGCCATCCCCATGGAAATTACAGGTGGATGCCGATGGCATGGAGGCCTGCCGCGGGATATTAGAGGCGTACCTGCAGCCTGAATATCTGAATGAAATGTATGAAATCATCAAGGGATGTCGTGACTGGACCATATCTGTCAACAACATGCTCTATTCCTTACGGAAGATTAGCAGTAAAGACCTTAAGGCTGACCTTATGGACAACTTTGTATATAAGGTAGGAGAGGACGACGAGCAGGACGTCACGGAGCTGTTTAAAGCGGAGTTAGAGAACCGGAAGCTCTGGGGCAGGATGCGTAAGCTGACAAGGAGGACTGCCTTTGTAATCCAGATGTTAAGGATGTTCCCCGGTCCGCTTCAGATACTGGTACCATTCATCAAGGAATCCTGGAAGAGCTGGAATACAGCGGGAATTGTGCCGCATGTAGAGAGCAACGGGAAATATACTAAGGCTCTGAGACGTTTTACGGATATCCATGGCGGTACTCGCTGCATAGAAAGACTACAGGGAGTCGACCTGGCACGATACATATTTCTGGCAGTCAAGGCCTATGGAAAAGAGAATCATGCAGAGTTTAACCACACAAAAGCCCAAAAGTCCTGCCTGGAGATAGAGAACAGGTACCAGGAGTTAAAGCAGGTCATGGAGACCATCGGCAGGCTGACTCCCATGGAGCTGCTGAGGATGTTCCCGGTCACGAAGGAATATGATGGCAAGAAGTGGGGAACAAAGGATTACTTCTATACCCTGGAACAATTAAGGCGCCTGCCGGCAGACAAACCGATTGGGGATGCCCAGGACGTTGCTGTTCTCCTGTGGGACTATCAGAATTGGGACCTGGCATGGCTGTTGCTCCAGTGGCAGAACGTCCTGGGGGATTTGCATGTTTATTGTAATGAACCTGGTCCTCAAGATGAGTTTGATGAAAGATTACAGAAGGCGGTGTGATCGGATGGGCAGGAGCAGGGCAATGAAGCCGACCCGGAACCAGAAGGCATTGATATGCAAGGCAGGCCTGGTGGTAAAAAACTGGCTGGTGTTGGAAGAAACAAAGGCGAAACTGAGATTGGTAAGCCGCGGCGCCGGTGTAAGACGGACAATAAAAAAGTCCTCATAGAAGTTGGCGCTTCCATAAGGACAAGCATAGGCCCAGAGGCGCTATACCAAAGTTCAACCACTTATAAGTATAGCACCTCCGAACCAGAATGGGAAGAGGATTGACGATGGAAAACAAAGAGAATGTCACAATAATAGAGATTGACAATGCACTGTTGGATATTGAAGTTCTGGCAGAAAGAGTTTGGGTAATGGTAGACGACGTGAAACAGGGTTATTTCGATTGGGACATAGAAAGAACGGGAGAAATATGGAGGATATCGCCGCCATATTATACCAATGCCGGTATCAAGACCGGTATAGCAAATGACATTGTATTCGACCTATTAAATAAAATCAGGGAACTACGAGAAGTTTTAGATAATGTTGGCAAGGGAGGCATGCAGATATGACATTTCCAATCAATAAGGAAGAATTCGTGGATAAGTGGCTTAAGACCATAGGAGACCATGATGATGCAGACCGTGATATGGCGGAGGCAATTGTGAGTTTGGCTAACAGAGCGTATTATGCTGGCCTGGCGGAAGGAAGAAAGGAGGCCGCAGCATGCAGAGAATGATGTGTATTTCAGTGGAGCAGTATAACCGGATGGTTGAAAGTTACGAGGGCGTCATGGAGGAGTTACAGGAGCTTAGGGAGCTGCTGCAGATGCCCCAGGGTGACGTAGATGAGGTTGCACCGGCGCAACCCGGCCATAGGGCAGCAGAAGATAAAAAAGGAACTGTCCGGGAATGCAGGAAAAGCATCATGAGCGCATTAAAGGATGTTGATGACCTTAAGTTCCTGCAGCGAATCTACATAAGCATATTGGTTGCTAAAAATGGAAGGGTGGGTGACTGCCATGACGAACGAGCAGCTTGTGGCGCAGATTAAGGCTGGAGAGGACGTGACCAGGAACATGGAGCAGCTTTATCTGCAGGTAAGGGACTACATTCATTCTGTGGCCATGAAATACCGTAACAGCGGAGAGGTGGAGGACCTGGAGCAGGAAGGGTACCTGGCCCTCCATGCAGCTATTGAAAAGTATGACCCTGGCCAGGGATTCAAATTCCTGACTTATGCAGCGTATTACATCCGGCAAGGGATGCAGCGTTACCTGCAGGTGAATGGGAGTTGCTTGCGTCTGCCGGTCCATTGCCAGGAGAAGATATAGAGATATAACCGGTTTTGCCAATCGTTCAAGATGGAGCATGGCAGGAACCCCACGGATACTGAGATTGCAGCAGGGATGGACCTTATTTTGGAGCAGGTATGGGAAATCAAGGAGAATGCCCAGGCGGTTCACTTAGGCAGCCTGGATGCTCCAGTTATGGGGATAGAAGGCAGTGAGGATGCCACCGTGGGAGAATTGACTGGGGATGATACAGATGTAGAGGGAGAGGTTGTAGAACAGATCCAGGACGGGCAGCTTAAGGATGCATTGTGGGGATGTGTGGATTCCCTCCCGGACCGGCAGCCGGAAGTGATACGGAAACGGTATCAGCAGGACATGACCCTAGCTGAAATCGGAAAAACATATGGAGTCACTGCAGAGGCAGTAAGGCAGACACATGCGAAAGCATTGCGGGAATTACGGAAGCCCAGAAACACCAAGCAGCTTCGCCCATTCCTTCCAGGAGTGGGAATCTATGAAGGCGGTGTTGATAGCTTTAACAGGACGTGGACCAGTAGTACCGAACGGGCAGCTATCAGTATGGCTGAGTCAATGGAGATAGAGGAACGAAGGCGGGAGAAACACATGGAGCTGCTGGATAAAATAAGGGCGAAAGTTGCGATATCGCAACAGAAGGGAAAACAACATGAATAAAGAAGAGATAAAGAAAATTGTGGTGGACTACATAAACAAGAATGAATCGGCCAGCTATGCGGAACTGCAGTGGCTGTTTGATGAGAAGGGCTATGACTACAAAGGAGAACTGCTGTCCTGTTCGGATGTCTGTGAACATGTGGTGTTCTGGAGTGGCTGGAATGCGGAAGCCTTTGACCTGATGACGGAGCTGTTGCATGAGGGAGTGGTCCACCGGGAGCCGGTGCATCCCCTGCGGTATCTTATGGATGGGGCCGGGCTTACCCTGCCAAAGGTACAGCGCGCGGTGCAGTATAAGACGGACCATTGGGCGCCGGTGGTGTTTGTAAAGGGGCCGGATTCGAGGGCGGCAGAATGAGGTGTAAATTTTGTGGGGCCGACATGAGGGCCGTTACATACAATTCAGATGGATGTGGTGAACGATTGGTTGTCCTGGATGATTTCAATCTCGATTCCGGACGATATGAAATGATTGGAAAGGTTATGTACTGCCCTGAATGCGGAAACCTGCAGGTGGATATAGGAAAAACGGAAAGAATGTGAGGGAGGTGCATTATGAGGCTTAATGAATTGATGAAGTCATACAGCGGAAATGCGTGTGTTTCGATTGACGGTTACTGTGAGGAAGCGGTTTATGATTATTACAGCCTTCCATTGAATGAATGGGGGGACCCGGTTCAAGATATTTTTTCTGGAGATAACCCCAACAACTACATCCCTACCTGTTTAGCAAAAGAGCCATGGTGGAAAGAGATTGAGGATAAAGAAGTAGAAAGATGGTGCATCATAGGCGGAGGAATGTATAAAGTGGAACTGTGTATTAACTTGCAATGATGCAAAATTAAGATTTCTGAAAAGAAAGAACTAGGGTTTAAGGCGAGGACCATCCTTAATCCTGACGGCAGCATTTCTGTAAATGCAGAGGACACGGCCGTTGGATACGGATGGACGCAGGAAAAGAAGGGAAAATTGTATATCCGCTGGGAGACATTAAACGGATATTGCAAGGAACTGGGATTTTCCCAAGAAGTTGGGAAAGACGATTATGTCCCGGAGTCCCTGTTTTACATGCTGATATTTTGAAGAATATTTAAAAGCGGAAACCATTGTCTCACTAGTTGTGAAACAGCGCATGTGGATTCCGCCGGCAGGAATCCGTTCTCGACCACGTACACCCTGAATGCGCATCTAAAGGGACAGGCGGCTATTCCTGCCCTTACATTATGGCAAGGGCATAAAAGAATGTCAATAAAAAGATGTAACGGCGCAAGCCTTTACATATAGCAACTGGTTAATTCAAACCCAACACATGCTTATAATATGTCACGGTATGGATGCATGAGGTGTTGGACTCAAGGGCGGAGCTTTCTGACCATCCTCCGCCCAGAAAGGAGGCTATTGATGATAATAAAGAAAATAGAAGAGATATTGCAGATGCAGACATTCGGAATGTATTACAAGGCCTGTTATCAATGGGCGAAGCTCTTTGAATATATAGATATGGCATGGATATATTGTCCGGAAAGTGGAAGAAGTGGCGAACTGGACATGGTAGCAGACTTTTATCTTCCTGATCAGGATGCGTATTTCATTGTTGATCTTGGACGGCCTGGCAGAGGGTATACGAATTGTAAGGAGCTGTCCGGGAAGTTGAAAAGGCTGATTGTTCTGGGAGGCATTGATGGAGGATTCCGCGTATTTGAGAATGGAGAAGATTATTCCAAAGTAGAATCCGTCCTCTGCCAATGCGCTTCCTGTGGAAGGTATTTCTTCATGAATGAACCGGGGAGCTATGAATGCAGGGTATGCGGGAAATATGACGGGGATCATCATCTGGCACGCTGGATAGATGGGTGTGAAAATGTATTTGCAGATGTTCCGCCAGACTGTGACTGGCTGTTTAAAAAGACAAGGGGGTTATAAGTTGGCAGAACGCAGGATGTTTTCAAAGAAAATTATAGACAGTGATTCTTTTTTGGACATGCCGCTCTCAACGCAGGCTTTGTATTTCCACCTGGCCATGCGCGCGGATGATGATGGGTTCCTTAATAATGCCAGAAAGATTATGAAAATCGTAGGGGCGTCCCAGGCGGACTATGACCGGCTGGTCGAGGATAGGCTTGTTCTTCAGTTTGATGATGGGATATGTGTCATCAAGCATTGGAGGATACATAATTACCTCCGGGCCGACCGGTACAAGGAAACGCAGTACACGGAGGAAAAGTCGAAGCTGTACCTGAAAGAAAATGGTGCGTATACCCTTAATAAAGATAAAGCGGTTGCCAGTCTGTCAACCAATGGTAAACCGCTTGACACGCATATGGATACCGTTGGTATACCAAATGACAACCAAATGGATACCGCTGGTTACACAAATGACAACCAAATGTCTACCTGGTTGACGCAGGATAGGATAGGTAAGGATAGGATAGGTAAGGAAAGTATAAAAAAATATATATGTCCGGAGCCGGGCAAGCCCGCTCCAGACTGTAGCGATATTTTTCTTCCTCTTGTTGATGGTACTTTCTACAGTGTACCATGGGATAGGATTAATAACTGGTCGAAAGCATTTCCGGCTGTGGATGTGGAGCATGAGCTGCGGAAGATGCTGACATGGCTGGACAGCAATCCCAAAAAGCAGAAAACTGCACGGGGAATCAACCGCTTTATCAATGGCTGGCTTTCCAGAACGCAGGATAATGGTGGGACTGGCCATTTCATCGAGGAAAACAGAACATTGACAAAGACCAAAGACGGGAGGATCCTGCAATGAAATTTGATGAGAATGAAATCCGGAAAGCCATCTCCATCATGAAACCAAAAAACAGCCTTTTTGAAATCCGGGTCATTGCCGCAGGAGGCGGGAATGCGAGTGGTTATTTCCGCGACGCGGATACCTGTATTAATGCAATGCGGGAAATCCGCATGGATGGAAACAGCAATGTGTATATCACACTGAACGGAATTAAGGATGAATGCCATTCCAGGCAGCAGAGAAATTGTTTTGTACGCAATGCAAAACCTAACACATCCGATTCGGATATCTATTGTTTTGATTGGCTGATGGTGGACATGGATCCGGTCCGCGCGGCCGGCACGTCATCCAGCGAGGAGCAGATTGGCTATGCGAAAGAAAAATGTAATGAGGTCTATGCCTTTATGAAACGGACAGGATTTGATGATCCGATTGTGGCCTTTAGTGGGAATGGGGCACACCTCCTGTACAGCATTGGCCTGGTAATGAATGATGAGAACAAGCAACTGGTCAAGGACTGCCTGGCGGTACTGTCCCTATTCTTTTCTGACGACAAGGTGGACATTGACACGGCCAACTTCAATCCGGCCAGGGTGTGCAAGCTGTATGGTACTCTGGCGCAGAAAGGGGCCAATACACCGGAGCGGCCGCACAGGATGAGTTATATCGTGCAGGCGCCGGAGAACCCGAAACAGAATGACAAGGCACTGCTGCAGAAACTGGCGGGCTACCTGCCGGTCCCGGACAAGCCGCAGGGCTACAACCGGTTTAATCCGAGAGAGTTTGACCTGGACCAGTGGCTGGATGAGCATGGCCTGCATTACACCAAAGCCAGTTATGGCAGCGGGACCAAGTACATACTGGAGCATTGCCCCTTTGATGAAAACCATGTAGGGAAGGATGCCTGCATATTCAAGATGTCTAACGGCGCCATTGGGTTCCACTGTTTCCACAACTCCTGCGCAGACAGGACCTGGCAGGATGTCCGCAGGATGTTTGAACCGGACGCCTATGACCGGCAGTATGTGAGGGAGGAGAGGCGGCCAAACTACCAGAACCCCAATTATGTGGTGGAGAAAAAGACGGAAATCAAGATGGTGGATGGCCAGCCGGTATTCTTTACCACGGAACAGATCCGCCTTATGGAGGAACCGCCGGAAGAATTCATCAAGACCGGGGTCGATGTGATAGATCAGAAGATGCGCGGGCTTAAGAAAGGGTTTGTCACCTGTCTGAGTGGACTGAGAGCTGCGGGGAAGTCCAGCATCATCTCTCAGATAACGGTTGAGGCTTCCCAGCAGGGATACCGGACGGCACTATTCAGCGGGGAGCTCAAGCCTAAGAACTTGCTGAAATGGCTCCTTCTGCAGGCTGCCGGTAAGATGTATGTGAAAGAAACCCAGTATGATAATTATTACGTGGTACCGGAACCTTATGACGAGGTTATATCCAAATGGCTGGATGAAAAAGTATACGTCTATAACAACTATTACGGCAATGAGTTCAGTTCCATCATGGAGCAGATACGCAAGTGTGTTGTGGAACATAAGGTTGACCTTATAATTCTGGATAACATGATGGCGCTGAACCTGATGGAGATGGGCAGCGACAAGTACCAGCAGCAGAGCCATTTTGTGGAATGTCTGGAGAATTTTGCAAAGGCAGCAAATGTCCACATCCTGTTTGTGGCGCATCCCAGGAAGTCTGTTGGGTTCCTTCGGCTGGACGATGTGTCCGGCAGTAATGATATCGTGAACCGTGTGGATAATGCTTTTATTCTGCACAGGGTCAATAATGACTTCAAGCGATTGACAAAAGACATGTTCAAGTGGAAGGATGACAACCTACTATATCAGTCCACCAATGTGATTGAAATATGCAAGGACCGCGATGGCGGCGTACAGGATGAGTTTATCCCGCTATTCTTTGAGGCCTGCACAAAGCGCCTAAGGAACAGCCCGGGGGAGAATAAGATATACCCATGGAAGGAAGAAATGGCGAAACTATTTGAAAATGATACCGGGAAGTTTGAGTCTGTACCTTTAGGCGATGAGCTACCGTTTAGTTAAGGAGGATGTATGGATAACGAGAAGGTGAAGGGAATTTTCTGGAAAAGTTATAACTGGTTCTGGAATAAGTGGAAGGATGAGATGTTGCCAAGGGAATCAGACAAATGGGACGCGGTGGTAAAGGATGCCAAAGAGGTTATGTGTGAATATGACTGCCGAATGTGCAAGAAGATTATTCTGGCCCTGCTGACAGAGCTTGAAGAGCGGAGTTGGGGAAATGGAGGAGATAATGTGAGAGCGTATAAGGTATCGAAGGAATCGGAACTGACCGTGGAAGAAAAACTTGAGGCGGTCAGGGGCTATGGAGTAGCTGACCTGTTATATGTGATAAGGGAATTTGAGGAGGAGCCGGGTAAGTACGAACCAGAAGTGATTAAATTGATTGTGCAGCAGCTCACGGATAAGGGCATTATGTTGATGTATTGAGAGGGGGATGTTTTTTGAGGCAGATATATTATAACGTATATGACTATGGGCGTCTTGTTGGTTCGTATGCAACCATGGATATACAGACTATGCTTCATTGCGGCCGGCAGGTACCTGAACACTGCGCGGCAGATGGAAAAGCATACCGGGGCAGATATACATTCAAGCGGTTAGGTGATTATGGGGATGTTAAGTCCGGTAATCTGGCGTCTGAATGGGACAAGGTGAGATTTCAGATTCTGCATGGAGCTGGACGCGGTATGGGAACAAAAGAGACTACGGGTTAAAGAAAGGAAGGGGTAACATGAAGAAAATAAATAGAATCATGATGGTGCAGAGTATGATAAACACCCTGGTGGACAGCATCGAGGAATATGAGACTTTTGAGAACAAGAACGGATATCCGCCTATGTATTGCAACACTGAACAGTACAATACAAAGGAATCCATCAAGAGACGAATTGTGCAGGCCAGGGCGGAGCTGAATCAGCTGGCCAAGGAACTGTAAGGAGGTAATCGAATTGGAATTGACAGAAAATGAAAAGAAGAAGGAGTTCCTGATGTCCTATCAGAAGGAGAAGCGGCGGGTCCGGCGTTTGGAAGAGCAGTTGGAAGAACTGAGGCGGAATAAAATGTCCCCTTCGGTTACGAATGATGGGATGCCGCATGGCACGGATAAGAAAGACCTGTCAGATTACGCAGTGAAGGTGGATGAGATAGAGCAGGAACTGGTTGCAGCCCGGTACTGCCGGATATGTGCATTCCAGGAGGTGCAGAAGCGGATTGAGGCTATGGAGGATGAGAGAGAAAAGGATGTTCTGAAATATAGATACCTTGCCTTGATGAAGTGGGATAAAATTGCAATAAAAATGCAGAAGTCATATAGACAGGTTCTGAGGATACATGGAACTGCATTGCAGCACTTCACTCGAACTGACGTTTGACATGTCACATGGATTATAGTATAATTATAACATGGAAAAGTATAAGAGGGCGTAAAAATGGGCTCATGGACGAATGCATTAGAGGATGGCATAGAGACTATCCCTAATAATAGGGGATATTGGTATATGATTCCCTGTGAAGTTTGTGGACGTAAGATACGAAGTACCCAGTACAGCAGAAAAAGGACTTATCTCTGTGATTACTGCAAAGGCGTGATTAAGGAGAAGCAGAAGGTTGAAATTCCTTCTACAGAGACTAAGTATGACAGACGTTTTAATTCTGCGGTTGAGAATATAAGAAAAGCGGTAAAGGATTTTAAAAGCTATGAAAAAGCTGTCGAGGTTGCTAAAGGAAGGTCATATCAGTACGGAAGCATACCGGAAGCTATGGTTGCAATTGAGCTTTTGAAAAACAAATATAAAATAGTCCCACAGCAGAAAATTGGAAAGTATAAAGTGGATTTTGTTATCCCTCAAATAAAGGTAGTTTTAGAGGTTGATGGGAAGCTATACCACTCAGATATTCGAGCCGAAGGAGAAAGAGACTTTGTTATCCATCAATCATTAGGGATAAAATGGATGGTTATTCATTATCCGACAGAATATGTTATAAAAGATATTACGAAACTCGTTCCATTTATTAAAGAGTACATAAAAGGGAATGTTTAGCGAATTGGGCCTACTGGAGACGGTGGCCCTTTTCTGTTACCCATTTTCCCGGCACCTGAAACTCAGGGTGTCCGGGGCCTCCTTCAAGTAAAAGTTGGGGTGTTTGATTCCGTTTTGCACCTGCGTTATAATTGTCTAAAAAGAGAAAGGAGGCACTAATATGACCAGAGATGCAAACATAGCACGTTATATGGGAAAAATGGAGGACTCAATGCAAAGATTATTTTGGCTTAAAGAGTTTAAGGCCAGGCATGGTGCAGAAGGAAAACCGCTAGAGGATTTGGAGCAGAAATATGCGAATGATGTTATTGCTTATGGGACTTTAGTGGGACATCTTGCCAGATAAGTACAGTACGATTCCGGAAACAGGGACAGTTTTGGCTGTCTCTTTTTCTATACTTAAAACAGCCAGATAGGAAGGTGAGGTGGTAAGGTGCTTAAGTCATGTAAATATTGTGGTCGCATCCATGACAGCCAGTATGACTGCGGCAGGAAGCCACAACCTCAAAAGAAGATAACCTACATAGACCGGTTCCGTAGCTCTAGGAAGTGGAGGGAGAAGCGGGAGCAGATACGACGGCGGGACAAGAACCTCTGCCAGGTGTGTATTCGCAACCTTTACGGTACGGACCGGCAGTATAACTATGAGAACCTGTCCGTCCATCATGCCATACCCATAGAAACGGATTATGACCAGCGCCTGGATGATAACAACCTGCTGACTGTATGCGGGATGCACCATGAGATGTGTGAGAGTGGAGAGATACCGTATGAGGTGGTGAAACAAATAATAGATGAACAGGAGGAGAGCCAATGAAAGGAATGGTCATCAAGTGCCTGCAATGTGGAGCCATGACAGTGTATAAGGCTGAACAGGCGTATGGACATAGATGCCCTGAATGTAATGGAATCACAATCCCATATGGAGAGTGCAGAATTATCCTTCCGGCAGAAGAAGAGCGGGAGGTCTTCTATGTGGATGGGAAAGCTACTGAGACAATAACATATATAAGAGATGGAGGTTAATGCGGTGAAAATCTGGATTGAAGATAACAAAGGGAACATGATTGAGTGTGAAGAAGTCAAGACAGTAAGTGTTCCGGACAGCATCCTGGTCTTTGAAACGGACAGGAAGGTGACGAAACCATACTTGGATGACTTCCATGCCTACATCAAGGAGCGGACTGGTCATGAGTGTGTCCTGGTGGATGGCGGGATAAAGCTGGTAGCACAGGTATCCCCCGGGGAGTTGTGTGAAAAATAGACACACCTCCGGACACCGACGCCCCACCTCCAAACACACAAAATCTTAGAAATGAGAATTTCGGCCCAGAAGGAAGGTGATAGGATGGCAAGGCCGGCAAAGTCAGCCAGGGTAAAAACTGGCACAATAACAAAAGAAGAAGAGGCGCAGCGCCTTGAGCTGGAGGATAAGCTCCGCGGGAAGAATGACAAACTGGTGCCGCCGCTGTACCTGACGGAATCCCAGATGGAGATATTTAATTACATCATGGCCGAACTGCAGGAGGCCGACATCCTGGGTAACCTGGACCTGTTCATTCTGGCCCAAACCGCCATTGCTGTTGACCGTATCCAGGAGCTGGACCGGCAGGCCAACGATAAGAAGGAACTGCTCTTTGAGAATTCCTTCCGGATGGCCAGGGCCGAGGCATCAAAGGAATACTTCCGGTGCTGCAATGAGCTGTGCCTATCCCCTCAGAGCCGGGCGAAGCTGTCTATTGCGAAAGTGAAGCCTGGAGAGAAGAAAAAGACCATCATGGATTTAATCAATGAAGACGACGAGGACGAAGGTTAAGCACCCGGCGGTCGCATATGCTGAGGGGGTATGCCGGGGAAAGATTAAGGCGCCGAGGTACGTTATCCTCCAGTGTGCAGACTTTTTGCAGACGTACAAAGGGAAGAACAAGAAATATATCATCAATGAGAGTCTGCTGGATAAGATATATAAGATTCTTAAGGTGCTCAAGATGGCCAAGGGACCCAAGGCCGGGAAGTCCATCTATTCGGCGCTGGCCGGGTATCAGTGGCTGCTCATAACGGCGGTCCTCTGTACGGTCCATCGGAATGACAAACGGATGCGCCGGTACCAGACGGCGGTCCTGGAGATTTGCAGGAAGAATGGCAAAACATTTGTTGTTGCTGTTCTTTTTATTTTGCTCTTTTACCTGGAGCCGGCCTATTCCCGGTTCTTTTCCGTGGCGCCGGATGGGGCGCTGGCCCGTGAGATTAAGGAGGCTCTGGAGCCGCTGTTGGCAACCAACGTGGAGGTCTTTGAGGAAAACGAGTTTAAGGTGCTGCGGGACTACATCCTGCATAACCCCACAAAGACGAAGTACACGCCGCTCAATTACTCTACCAGCAGGATGGACGGTAAGGAACCCAGCGTGTTCATTGCTGATGAAGTGGGGGCGCTTCCCACCTCCTACCCGGTGGAGGCCATGCGTTCCGGCCAGCTGCTCATCCAGAATAAGCTGGGGTTTATAATCTCAACCAAGTATCCTACGGCAGACAACCCTCTGGAGGATGAGGTGGACAACGCTAAGAAAATCCTGGATGGCCTGATTGATGATGAGACCGTGTTTGCCCTACTCTATGAGCCGGACAATACAAAAGATTGGGCTACGGACGACACTATCCTGGCCCATGGAAATCCTCTGGCATTGGAAATTGAGATGGTATGGGATGAACTGCTAAAGAAGCGCCGGAATGCCATCAACCGTGAGAAGCTGCGGGAAAACTTCCTGACCAAGCACTGTAACATCATCTATCAGGGCGCCGGGACAGAGACATACATCCCGATTGACCAGGTGAAGGCCTGCAAGGTACCGCGGATAGACTGGGAAGGCCGGGAGGTTTATGTGGGAGTTGACCTTGCAATGACAAACGATAACTGTTCCGTGACCATGTCGGCGGAGGAGGACGGGGAGATACTGAGCCACGTTATGACATTTATACCAGAGGGAAGGATTGATGAAAAGAGTGAATTTGAGAAGTTTGATTACAGGGCTGCCATTGCCGCGGGAACCTGCATTGCCTGTGGTGATATGACAGTGGATTACGGCGTGATTGAGGACTACGTGGCAGGCCTGGAGGAATCCAGGGGTGTGGTTATTAAATCAATCGGCTACGACCGGTATAATGCCCTGTCAAGCGCCCAGAAATGGGATAAGGATTATACAACAGTAGAAATACGGCAGCATTCGGACACCCTGCATCCTCCCACCAAGCTATTGGCGGAGATGGTGGCAAACCAGAAATGGCATTACGAGGAGAACCGGCTGCTGGAGACCAATTTTGAGAACGCGAAGTGTACCTATGACACCAACATGAACCGGTATGTCAACAAGAAGAAATCCAAGGGGAAGGTGGACGGAGTGGTGAGCATTATCAACTCAGTGTACCTGCTCCAACAGGATATCCTCTTTGACGACAGCGGTTTTACAGTGCAGGTGTGTTAGTTGCGATATCGCAACAGAGAGAGGAGTGATTGCATATGTGGTCCTTTCGGTTGAGAGCAGACCCGGAACCAGAGAAAAAAGAGACAGAATCCAATGAGGATGCATTGCTGAGGGCCAGTCTGTCGGATGACTACATGACCAGGGAGCAGGCCATGAATGTGCCAGCCTTTGCGGCCTGCGTGAATAAGATAGCGGAAACCGTTTCAACCATCCCTATCCGGCTTTATAGGCTGGTGGATGGGAAATTGGAAGCAGTTGAGGATGATGCCAGGGTCCGGCTGCTAAATGATGATACCGGGGACACCCTGGATGGGGTGCAGTTCAAGCGGGCGCTGGTCAGGGACTATCTGACCGGGAAAGGCGGTTATGCTTTCATCAACCGGACCGGAAACCAGATAAGGTCCCTGCATTACGTCAGGGAATCTGAGGTCTCCTTTCTGTTCACATCAGACCCAATTTTTAAGGACTATGACATCATGATTCAAGGGATAAAATATAAGCCCTTTGAATTTCTGAAAGTGCTCAGGAATACGGAGGATGGACGTTCTGGCAGGAGTGTGGTGGATGAGAACAGTGAAGTCCTGAGCGTAGCCTATCATTCCTTGGAGTACGAAAAGAACCTGGTCAAGACCGGCGGAAATAAGAAAGGGTTTGTCAAGTCGGCTAAAAAGCTGGCAGAACCGGCCATTAAGGCATTAAAGGCAGCATGGCGCAGACTTTACCAGAACAACACGGAAAATGTCGTCATATTGAACGATGGGTTAGAGTTCCAGGAAGCCAGTAACACGTCTGTGGAGATGCAGCTGAATGAGAACAAGAAAACCAACAGTGATGAAATCTGCAAGCTGTTCAACATGCCGCCGGCCATGATAAACGGCGGCGCCACGGAGCAGGATAAGACGAACTTCGTCCAGTACTGTCTGAATCCGATATTAAAAGAATTTGAGTGTGCCCTGAACCGGGACCTGCTTCTTGAATCAGAGAAGGGGTCCTTTTATTTTGCAGCGGATACGTCGGAGCTGACGAAAGGGGACATTGAAAAACGTTTCCGGGCCTATGAAACGGCCTGTAAGAACGGATTCATGCAGATTGATGAAATACGGCGGTGGGAGAACATGCCGCCATTGGGATTGGATTTTGTCCGCCTGGGTCTGCAGGATGTGCTGTATGACCCGGTGACAAAACAGTTTTATATGCCAAACATGAACAAGACCGGCGGACTCGGACAGAAAGAGTCAGAGCCGGAGCAGAAAGAAGGTGAAAAGAAAGATGAGGATTGAACTAAGGTCGGACAGCGTGGTGATTGAAGGCTATGTCAATGCCGTGGCCAGGGATTCGCGGCCTATGAGGGACCGTAAGACCGGGAAACGGTTTGTGGAGCAGATTGTACCGGGGGTGTTTGAGCGGGCGCTCAGGCACAATGAGGTGCAGCTGCTCCTTAACCATGACAAGACCAGAAACCTGGGTTCCACAAGCACAAACCTGGAACTGTATGAGGACAGCATCGGACTCCATGCCAGGGCGGAGGTCACGGACCCGGAAGTCATTGAAAAGGCCCATAAGAAGAAACTCAGAGGCTGGTCCTTTGGGTTCCGGGAACGGGACGCCAGCACAGAGGATATCCATGACGCTCTGGAGCGCCGGTATGTGGAGGATATGGACCTGGTGGAGGTTTCCATCATTGATGAGAGGAAACAGCCTTGCTATGAGGGCACCAGTGTTGAGGTGAGGGCAGAGGGTGATATGGTCCTGACACCGGAACCACTGGAAGTCCGCGCGGATTATGTGGAGGTCAAGGAAGCAAAGGAAACGATTGATATGAGTAAGTATCACAATAGAATCAAGGAATTAGAAAAGGAGAAAGCAGAATGAGAAAGAAAGCAGTTGTAAGGCAGTACATGCAGTATCGTGCGGAGGACTTAAAATCTCTTACAGAGCAGCGGGCCGACCTGGTCCAACAGATGAAGGACCTGACGTCCACAGCAGAGACGGAGCAGAGGGCATTCAGCCCAGAAGAGGACCAGAGGTTTGATGATCTGGATAAACAGGTGAAGGCCCTGGACAGCACCATTGAGAAGCTGGAACGTGCCAGGGACCTGAAACTGAATGTCACCGGTACGGAGAAGCATGAGGAACTGAAACAGGAGGAGCTGGAAGAAAGGGCCTTTGCGAACTATATTCGCCGGGAATGCGGAGCCACGGGCCTGGAGGTCAGGGCTGGGGAACAGAACATGACCATGGGGAACAACGGAGCAGTCATCCCCACGACCATTGCGAACCGGATTATTGCAGCGGTTAAGGATATCTGTCCGATTTACAGCCGGGCAACCATTTACAACGTAAAAGGTACTTTGAAGGTGCCTGTGTGGGGAAAGGCTAATACAGACCATGACATTGCCGTTGGGTATCAGGAGGAATTCACGGATATCACAGCAGATTCCGGAAAATTCACAAGCATTGACTTGTCCGGATATCTGGCCGGTGCACTCACGCTGATTGGCAAATCCGTTGCAAACAATGCGCAGGTTGACGTTGTGAGTTTCATTATCACAGAGATGTCCAAGGCAATTGCAGAATTCCTTGAAAAGGAACTGCTAATTGGAACGTCCGGTAAGGCTCAGGGCGCCCTTTCTACGACCAACACCGTGACGGCAGCTTCTGCAACCGCCATAACTGCTGACGAACTGATTAGCACACAGGCCTCCATCAAACAGGCCTACCAGACAAATGCCTGCTGGATTATGCATCCGGATACATTCACGGCTTTCCGAAAGCTTAAGGATGGGAATAACCGTTACCTGCTGCAGGATGACTTTACCAGTGAGTTTCCATACAGACTGCTTGGGAAGCCAGTGTTTGTATCTGATAACATGCCGAAGATGGGAGCCGGAAAGAAGGCTGTGCTTTATGGAGATATGACTGGACTGTCCGTGAATATGCGGGAGAACGTGGAAATCCAGGTACTGCTGGAAAAATATGCCACACAGCATGCGGTTGGTATCGTGTCATGGTTTGAGTTTGATTCCAAGGTTACCGACAATCAGAAGCTGGTCACGGTATCCATGAAGGCCTCCGCATAAGGAGAAGGTCTATGAAGGTAAGCGAGATAACATTTAGCGATATCTGCCGGCAGATACGCGAAGAAGAGGCATATGTGACAGAGGAGAGCAGGAAACATCTTTCCATCCTCCAGAAGGCGGCCGTGGACTATGTGAAGGGATATACAGGCCTTGATGAGGCCGCGATTGATACACATGAGGATATCACAATTGCCGTCCTGGTACTTATCTCCGATATGTACGATAACCGGCAGATGACCGTGGACAAGAACAATGTCAACCAGGTGGTGGATACCATCCTGGGGATGTATTGTGTCAATCTTCTGTGAGGTGGTGATTGGATGAACGCAGGAGCGTACCGAGAGCCTGTGACGATTGAGAAGAATGGCTATACCGAGGACGATATAGGGAACCAGATAGCGGGCTGGACGGAATATTACCGTGGATATGCCTACATGAACAACCTGTCAGGCTCCGAGTATTGGGAGGCCGCGCAGACACAGTCCCAGAACACAATTATGTTCGTTTTCCGATATCATCCGCTGTTGGGCGCCATGAATACGAAGGAATACCGGTTGATGCACCGAGGCAAGGCTTATAACATCACCAGTATTGATAATGTGCAGTATAAGAATGAAACCGTGAAAATCCGTGCCACAGCAAAGGAGTGATGTCATGTCAGGAATTGGGATTGACTCTCTGGGAAAAGAGATTGCCAAAATGATGGAGGAATATGCTTCTGAGGTGGCAGCCGACATAAAGGCAGAGGCCAGGGCGGTAGCAAAGGAGACGGTGAAGGAACTGAAAAAGACATCCCCAGATGGGCCTGGGAGCAGGAAGGGGCATTACAAGGATGGTTGGGCATCCAAGGTGGAAACAGAGAACGCGGTATCAATTGGTATCCAAATCTATAATAAAAAGAAACCGGGCCTTACACACCTGCTGGAGAAAGGCCATGCAAAACGAGGCGGAGGCCGGGTGGAAGGCATCCCGCATATCGGCCCTGCGGAAAAGCAGGCTGTCAAGGATTATGAAAAACGGCTGAAAGGGAGGTTATCACGATGACAGAAAAGGATGTATGCCGGATGGTCAAATCAGCCGGGTTCCCTACGGCTTACCATCATTTTGAAGAAGGGCAGGAACCGGGAAAACCCTATCTGGTGTATCTGTACCCAGAAACTAATAACTTTTCTGCTGACGGGATTGTTTACCAGGGCATCAATAAACTGGACCTGGAACTGTATACGGATATAAAAGACCTGGAAGCAGAAAAAAGCGTGGAGGCCGTGCTGAAAGAGCATGGCTTTTTCTATGAGAAAACAGAGGCGTACCTTGAATCTGAAAAGATGTATGAGGTGCTGTATGAAATGGAGGTATTAATCAATGAATAAAGTCAAGTACAACCTTAAGAACGTGCATTACGCAACACAGACAACCGGAGAGGACGGGGCAATCACGTTTGCCAAACCGTCACCCATCCGGGGTTCCGTCAGCATTGCCCTGGACGCGCAGGGCGACATCTCCAAGTTTTACGCGGACGGAATCACTTACTATCAGGCCGCCGCCAACAATGGCTATGAGGGAGACCTGGAGGTGGCCCTGCTGCCGGAGAGCTTCCGGACGGATGTCCTGGGAGAGACGTTGGATGGAAAGAAGGTCCTGATTGAGAATGCGGATGCCAAGCAGGCCGCATTTGCCCTGCTTTTTGAGTTTGACGGTGATGAGAAGGCTATCCGGCATGTGCTGTATAACTGCAGCGCTACCAGGCCATCTGTGGAGTCCCAGACCAAGGAGGAATCCATTGAACCGGTAACGGAGACGCTTACTATATCTGCAACACCGCTTCCGGATGGGAGGATTAAGGCGCGGACCGGTGATACAACGGATGAGGCAACCTATACCGGTTGGTATGACAAGGTATACGAGACAGTCGCATCCAACCCAGCATAATGGAGGCAGGACATGATAAGCAAGGAAATAGAGATTGATGGGAAGCTGGTGCTGTTCAAGGCATCGGCTGCCATCCCAAGACTGTACAGGGCGCGGTTCCGGCGGGATATCTTCCGGGATTTGATGCGTTTGGGAAAGGCCGTGGAAGGGGAGGAGGTCCCCATCAGCGACCTGGAGTTGTTTGAGAATGTGGCATACATAATGGCGCTTCATGCCGACCCGAAACAGCCGGGTACCCCGGAGGAGTGGCTGGACCAGTTCAACACGTTTTCCATCTATACAGTTTTACCCCAGTTACTCGACCTCTGGCATCTGAATATTGAGACGGATGTAGATGCCAAAAAAAAACGAAGCCGAGCAGCCGGGAAATGACAACGCCCCTGTTCATGCTCCGGGCGGCCCAACTGGGGGTAGCGGTCAGTGACCTTGACCTGCTTACCATTGGGTTGGTCCTGGACATGTTCACTGAGTCGCAGAACGATAGTTATAAGTATCCGAATCTGGCAACCCAGGAGGATTTTGATAAGTTTTAGGAGGTGGTATCGTGGCAGACCGTATCAAAGGAATCACAATAGAAATCGGTGGGGATACCACCGGTTTAAACAAGGCATTAAACGGCGTCAACAAAGAAATCAGCGGCACACAGGGCCAGCTTAAGGATGTGGAGAGGCTTCTGAAACTGGATCCGACCAACACAGAGCTGCTGAGGCAGAAACAGAAGCTCCTGGCGGATGCCGTACAGGGGACCAGGAGTAAACTGGATACACTGAAAGAGGCAAACAAGCAGGTGACGGAATCGGTCTCGAATTATGATGCCTGGAAAGAAAAGTATGACCCAATCAAAAAGCAGATAGACGAGACCAAAAAGAAACTGGGCGACCTAAAAGAACAGTCCAGGAACGCTGATGAGCAGTTGGCAAACGGAGAGATATCACAGGAGAAGTACGATGCCCTGCAGGACGAAATCAAGAAAACTTCCAGCGAATTAAAGACGCTCCAGAAATCAGCCAAGGAAGTATCGGATGAATTCGGGAACCCGGTGGCACCGGAGCAGTACGACGCCCTGCAGAGGGAGATTGCTGAAACGGAGCAGCAGCTTAAATCCCTGGAGGACCAGGCCGGGAAGGCCAATACAACGTTGCAGCAGATTAGTGCAGCCGGCGATAAGTTCCAGGAGGTCGGACAGAAAATAGAAGGCGCTGGGAAGAGACTGCTTCCGGTCACGGCCGCTGTGGCCGGCGTGGGGGCTGCCGCGGTAAAGACAACGGCAGACTTTGACGAGTCCATGTCTAATGTGTCAGCCATCAGCGGGGCCACAGGTGAGGAGTTTGACCAGTTAAGGGACAAGGCCAGGGAGATGGGCGCAGAGACGAAATTTAGCGCATCTGAGGCCGCAGACGCCATGAGTTACATGGCAATGGCCGGGTGGAAAACAGACGATATGCTGAACGGTATCAGCGGTATCATGAATCTGGCAGCCGCATCTGGAGCAGACCTGGCAACAACATCCGATATCGTGACGGACGCCCTTACTGGTATGGGATATACGGCAGCGGATGCCGGGCGCCTGGCCGATGTCATGGCGGCAGCCTCCAGCAATGCGAATACCAATGTGGAGATGATGGGTGAGACATTTAAATACGTCGCTCCGGTCTGTGGCTCTCTGGGATACTCCATGGAAGATACTGCTCTGGCGGTTGGGCTGATGGCCAATAGCGGAATCAAGGCCAGCCAGGCCGGTACTCAGCTGAGGGCAGCCATCACCAACATGGTCAAGCCGACCGAAGCCATGGAAGGCGTCATGATGGAGTTGGGGATTGAGATTGCCAATGAGGACGGTTCCATGAAATCCCTGGATGAAACATTGAAGATTCTGCGCGAATCCTTTGCTGTCACCACGGAGGAACAGAAGGCCCAGCGCCTGGCCACCCTGGAACAGCAGGCCGTTGCGGATGGGTACGGGGACACGCTTAAGGGATTATCGGAGGAAGAAAAGTATTTCCAGCTTGCCATGTATGCCGGCCAGGAGCAGATAAAAGATATGTCTGAGGCCCAGTTTAAGAAACAGGCAATGGATAAACTGGGAATCAAGGTGACCAAAAAGACCAATAAAGCACAGGTAGCACAGAACCTTGCTCTTGCTCTGGGAACTCAGGCCATTGAAGGGCTTACCCAGGAGCAGCAGTCCGCAGCGGCGGCAACCCTGTTTGGTAAGGAAGCCATGAGCGGTATGCTTGCCATTATCAATGCCAGTGAGGACGACTACAAGAAACTGTCGGATGCCATAGCCAACTCAGAGGGCGCGGCGGAGGATATGGCGGAAACCATGCAGGACAATCTCAACGGACAGCTGACCATCCTCAAAAGCCAGCTGCAGGAGGCGGCAATCGCGATTGGAGACGCGCTGATACCTAAAATACGGGCGCTTGTGGCAAAGATACAGCAGTGGACGGACTGGTTTAATAAACTGGAGGATTCACAGAAGCAGACTGTCATTACGGTTGGACTGATTGTGGCCGCGATAGGGCCTTTATTGATTGCTATTGGGAAGGTATCGACAGGTATCGGCGCGGTAATGAGTGCAGTGACTGCGCTTGGTCCCATGCTGGCTGGATTATCGGCGGCGGGGGGGCCCATAATGTTGACCGCAGCTGCCCTGGGAGCAATTGCTTACGCGGCATATGACGCAAAAGAGAGAACCAAAGAATATTATAATAAAGCCGTGGAGCTTACTGACCAGGAACAGCACCATAAGGAGATGATAGATGAATTATATAGCTCATATGAGCTTATGAACCAAAGTCGTGTAGATGCTGTTAATAGTGTAGAAGTGGAAGCAGCAAAGGAACAGGAATTGTTTAGTGAGCTGCAGAAAGTTACGGATGAAAACGGAAATTTAAAAGCGGGTTACGAAGAACGGGCAAAGTATATTCTGGGAGAATTATCAACGGCTCTGGGACAGGAATATGAGTTGACTGGAAATCAGATACAGAATTACAAAGATATGTGTGACAGTATTGATGACTTGATTCTCAAGAAACAGGCAAATGCGTTAATGGATGCTAATGCAGAAGCTTACGCCGAAGCACTAAAAAATAGGACAGATGCATTCATGAAATACAATGATGCTCAAAAGGATGTAGAAGAAACAACCAAAAAATTAGAGGAGTCACAACGTCGGGAAGCGTTACTTCAAGAAGACCTCAATGCACTACGAGAAAGCGGAATTGTTCACATGCTTGGACTTTCCAACGAATCGGCATATCTCGCAGAGAAAGTAAAGGAAGCATCGGAAACCACTAAAGGATACGAGGCTAAACTGTCTGAATTGGACCAGACATTGCTGGACGCAGAAACAGCTTATGTCGGATATAAAACTGTTATTAGCAATCAAGATATGCTGATTGAGGCAAAGGATAATCAAGAACTATTGGCTGACGCTGTATTAATGGCAAGCAATAGTTTTCAGACGGCGGAATCATCAACAAAGGCTTCGTTAGAGCGTCAGTTGCAAGACTTTACTGACAAATACCAGGCTATGCAGGCAGCTGTAGATGCAGGAGCTCCAGGTATCGTGCAGGCAGATGTTGACCAAATGAAGGAATTGGTTGACCGTAGTAAGGAAGAGCTTGACAGATTACCCGATGTGATAAGGGAAACAGTAGGGAAGAACGCTCTTGCGGCTGCTGCAGAAAGTAATGACGGGTATCGGTCGGCTGGAGGAGAATACGCAAAAAAACTGGCGGAAGGAATTGATGGCGGGAAGGACGAAGTCGTTGATGCGATGACAGATGTTACCGATGAAACTGAGTTTGCAGCAGAAGATGGATTGTCACAGGAAGTATTCACAGATGTCGGAAAGCAAATAACAGCAGGGCTAACAGGCGGAATCACTTTGGGAAAGAGTGAAGTAGTGAAATCCGTTCGGCGCATGTGCGATGAAATTATCACATCTGCAAAAACGCAGTTAGGTGTCCATTCCCCATCCACTGTATTCGCATACATAGGCCAGATGTCCGGTAAAGGATTCATTACTGGATGGACAGGAACCGTGGCGGAAATGCAGAATACCATCCACTCCTCAGTCAGTAAGGCTGTGACAGAAGCAACGGTGACGTTTGCTGGAATAGAGGATTCATTGCTTTCACTTCGTGATTCATCCGGAGGCACCATATCAGAAGTGGTAAAAAACGCAGAGGAAGCACAGAAAGCCTTACAAAAGATTCAGGATGGGCTGGAAAAAACGATATACGGTCAGATTAATACCTTTGATAAATTTGACGGAAAAACCAAGATGTCTACAAATGAACTTTTGGAAAACATGCAGTCCCAGGTTGAGGGAACCGAGCAGTGGTCTGATAACCTGAGGGAACTGGCGGAAAGAGGAATTGACCAGGGACTATTGCAGAAACTGGCAGAGATGGGCCCGAAAGGCGCTGGATATGTTGCGGTATTCGCTAAAATGACGGAAGAGGAGTTACAAAAGGCAAATGATTTATTTGTGCAGACCATGACTCTTCCAGAAGCAGCTTCGAAAAATATTATGCAGTCGTATCAGGTTGCCGGCTTAATGACAACACAGGGGTTTAAAGATGGCATAACCGAAGAAATCCCACAAGTAATAGGGGAGGTATCGAAAATGTCGCAAGGAATCACCGCAACCATTGAGGCGCTTATCCCTCTGGCCAACACCTGGTCTGGGGATATGATGGACGGATTCATCCAGGGAATTAATGCAAAGACATCCGAGGTAGAGGCAGCCTGCCGGAGTGTGGCGGGCACGGTCTCTGATTATCTGCATTTTACCAGACCCGAGAAGGGGCCGCTCCGCTATTACGAGGAATGGATGCCTCATATGATGCAGGGCCTGGAAGAAGGTATTAGGGGAAATATGTGGCGCGTAACAGACCAGATGGCAGCCCTGGCCGGGAGTATGGACGTCATGACCATGGATATGTCAGGCGGCGGGGAACAGAATGGCAGCGTCACACAGCAGGTCATTTCATTGCTGGAGACATATCTTCCGGACATTGCCTCCCAAAAGTACGTCATGATGGACGGGAAGGCCCTGGTGGGCAAGACTGCGGGACAAATGGACCGAAAATTGGGCCAGGTACAGGCCCTTAAGGAGCGGATAGGATGATACATCAAAGCGTGAGCATAAACGGCATTGACATGCTGTCAACTTATGGGATGGCACTGGCAAACAGACATTGTGTTCAGCCGCCGGTACCAAAGACAATCTATCAGGATGTTCCGGGGGCCGACGGCTCCCTGGACCTCTCCACAGCGATTGCGGGCCGGATTATATATGAGCGGAGGGTAATTACTCTTAATTTTGGATGCGGTTATCCCATGGACAAGTGGCCGGAGGTGTTTTCAGAAATCCTACGAAACTTCCACGGCAGAGAAGGAAAACTAATATTCGATGATGACCCGATGTACTATTATGCCGGGCGCATGACGGTATCTGAATATTCCAGAGCAAGGACCTTGGGAACATTCACTATCAGCGTGAATGCTGACCCTTATAAGTATGAGCTTACGGCGTCAGACGAGGACTGGTTATGGGATTCATTCTCCTTCGAGAAAGGAGTAATCCGTGATTATAAGGAACTGGAGGTGAATGGCAGCCTTTCCCTTAACGTCCCAGGCACGCAGAGATGGGTTATTCCTGAAATTACGGTAGCAGCTGCTATGACGGTGAGCTATGGCGGCAAGGACTATGAACTGAAACAAGGAACGAATAAGATATACGACATCGTTATAAAGGAAGGGGAGAACGTGCTCATGTTCACCGGGACCGGGACGGTTACCATATCGTACAGGGGAGGAATATTGTAAATGTATCGGGTATATGTAAAAAACATGAATGGAGAATACCCCATATACGAGCCGCTTGATGATACGCTCCGGATATTTGAGCCAGTGCTTACCCAGGAGATGGGAAGCGCCGGCTCTTTCACATTCCGGGTGTACAAAGGGCATCCATATTATAAGCAATTGAAAGTCCTGACGTCTGAGGTGATTGTTTATGATGATGGCGCATGTGTATTCTGTGGCCGGATGTGGAGACCGGAACAAGACTTTGATAATATGGTCGCGGTTACCTGTGAGGGAGAGCTGACGTATCTTTTGGACAGTCAGCAACGCCCCTTTACGTATACCGGAGGTATAGACGGATACATAGGACAGCTTCTTGACGTACACAACAGCCAGGTGAACGCCAGCCGGCAGATTAAAAAAGGAAATATAGTGGTGAGTGGGGATGGCGGATACAAAGAGTGGACCGTCCAGGGCTTTTCGGACACGCTCACACTATTGAGGCAGTTGCCGGAATCATTTGGCGGATATCTCCGTGTCAGGCATGAGGCGGGAGTGCGTTATCTGGACTATCTGTGGGATTACGGCGGGATTAACAGCCAGGTAATCCGGTTCGGGGAGAACCTGCTGGATTTGACACACTATGTAGATGCCACGCAGATTATAACATGTCTGATTCCCCAGGGGGCAGATGTGGAGTACAAGGATGAGTCAGGGGAGACACAGTCCAGGGCAGTAGATATCACATCCGTTAATGGAGGTGTAGACTACATCGAGAACGCGGAAGCCGTGGAGCTGTACGGGAGAATATGGGGATATCAGAAATGGGACGATGTGACGGAACCTGGTATATTGCTTGCTAAGTCCAGGGAATACCTCAAAGAGGCTTCAACCCTTCCTGCCTCAATGGAAGTATCTGCTGTGGACCTGGCAGCCATAGATAGCACCGTACAACAATTTCAATTAGGATTCTGGACGGATGTATCCAGTGACCCTCATGGAATCAATCAGAAGTTTCTGCTTACACGGCGGGAAATCAATCTGCTTGACCCTGGCCAGGGGAGTATAACACTGGGGCGGCAGACGGAGACTCTGACCGGAACCACGGTCAAGAACCAGACAGCTGTATCTGAGCGCATTGAGAAGGTGGCAGAAGATACGGCTCAGGAGATTAACCGCAGGGTGGAGAATGCCACACAGCTCATTATGGGAGGTAAGGGAGGCTATGTCGTCATTGACAACATAGAACCTGATACCGGGAATACGACCACACCGTGGCGTATCCTCATCATGAACACGCCGGATAAGGAGACCGCTACAAATGTAATCCAGTTCAATCAGAATGGCATCGGCTTTTCGACAACCGGAATCAATGGGCCGTATAAGAATGCATGGACCATAGACGGGAACCTGGTGGCTGATTTTATCACTGCCGGTCAGATGCTGGCGGACCGAATCCGTGGAGGGACGTTGGAGCTTGGAGGGAAGGGACTTGGAAAAGATGGAGTCATAATAATAAAAAATACTGATGGGGAAGAGCTGGCGCGATTTGACAAGAACGGAATAACAATCAATGAGGGTAACATCAACATGACATCAGGCAGTATCACACTGCCAGGATTCAAGCTGACATCCGGTGGTGTCCTTACTCTTGACGGTACAAGTAATAATACAACGGTGGGAGCCAACCTGATTAATGTCAATACGCTCCGGGTTGCGGGCCAAATAATGGCCAGCGGAGCATCGTTTAATATAGGTGGTATGTATAGTACAGGCAGCTATGTCCACGGCAGTTTCATGGGTGATTTCCACGGGTCATTCTATGAGACGTCTGACCGACGAAAGAAGAAAAGAATACGACCTTTAAAGGATGGTCAGGCTCTGGCACTAGTACTTGGGCTGAATCCCAAAGTATATGTAATGAAAGAGACAGGGGAACCGATGATGGGATTTGTGGCCCAGGACGTGGAGAAGCTGCAGAAGCAGCTGGGGATTAACCTGCCGTTGACATCCATGGATGAGGATGGGTATTACTGTATCCCTTACATGAATTACATTGCTCTTCTGACCGGTGCAATCCAAGCCCAGCAGAAGCAGATAGAACGTTTAACAAGGAAAAAAGAAAGAGGTGATAAACGATGGCTGATATCAGTAAAGAGATTAATGACTTCCGGGCTGCGGTGTATGGGCGGGATGTTCGGAAAAGTATGATATCCCTGGCCGAGAAGGTCAATGCGGAGGTTGAGACTAATACAACCCATGTGGATGAGGCAGTGACTACTGCCAACGGGGCGAGCCAGAAAGCCACTAAGGCATCGGAGGAGGTACAGAGAGCCATCACAGAGGCCAATACGACCCTGCAGGAGGCCAATGCCGCAAAGGTATCTGCCCAGGCATCTGCCACGGCCTCAGCGGGTTCCGCATCCGCGGCGGCCGGTTCAGCGTCCGCTGCATCCGGGAGCGCGGCAGATGCGGCGGCAAGTGCGAAAGCGGCGGAGGATATTGCTGCGGGAATGGGGGGATTTGACGGTACGGCAACGTCCGTCAAGGCAACAGATACACAGGGGATTGTCGTGGCTGCCGGAGCGGACAGTAATGCCCAGGCCCTGCTGGATGCGCTGGCCCGTAAGGTTGCCCTGGAGCTGGTAAGCAATACAGCCCTTACCACGAAATTGGCGGATTATCTTAAAAAGACTGATATCGTGCAGACAGAGTCCACAGCTACAAATAAGGTCCCATCCAGCGCATACCTTAAGCAGGTAAAAGATAGCATAGATAGCAATTTAGCTTATATCACAGGTG